TCTGCATGCTCTGCTCTATTATATCTTCATATCGGCTATCATTTTTTATCATTAGTTCAAGCTTTTCCAAATCTTCTTTCATAAGCTTGTACCTCCTTTTTTCTATAATAACAGTTTTTCCTTGCAAAGTCTGTCAAAAATTGTAAAATGGCTAAAAATAGCTCAAAAATTGGCGTATGAGAATGAGTTTTAAGGCATTTTAATTATTTTAGGATATAGTTTTGTTGTCTAATGTTCGCGACTTCTTTTGCTATAGCGAAAATGACATAAAAAAAGAGGTAGGATTGCTCCTACCGAATTTATTTAAATAACCTATTGAATGTGTTTTTCCCGACTATACAATCGCTTGTTAAGTTATTATCATTTTGAAATTGACCAACCTTTTTAGCTGTATCTACTCCAAATATTCCATCTATTTCTAGCAAATAACTTTTTATGTAAAGTATACATTGAATTAGTTTCGTTATATTACCTTTTGCACCTTGTCTTACATTTACACATGCATTATATGTGTTATTTCCGAATATTCCGTCAATAGATAAGCCTTTATTGTATTGAACATTTAATTCTGTTTGCAATGCCATAACTAGCTTCTTATGAGTATCTGTTCCATAGATATTATCTAATGCCAAATTAAAGCCATAATAGGTTTTAAGCCAGTTTTGTATATCATATATGCAGTTTATAGTTTTGACATCATTAGACGTTTTATCTACATTTTCGTCGTTATCTGCATAATCAGGTTGCGCATAGCCATAAATTTGCCAATTATCTAAGTTATACTCAAAACGTTGTACCTTATCACTTCTGTTGCCTTCAATCGTATGTACCTTATTGTTCTCTACATATTCTACTAACCCAACATGATCTGGAGTAGTTTCATTTCTAGTCCAGACAAAAAAGATAATATCTCCTGGTCTTGGAGTTATATGCTCTCTCGTGGCTTGTCCTTTTTCTTTGAACCAATTAAAGCCAGTCGTACAACTTGCAAATCTTTTTATTGTATCTTGTGAAATACCGACTTTATCAGCACAATATGAAATAAACATCGCACACCATGGTTGATTAGGAAGTCCATACCATGTTCCGAATATAGTATCGTTGTTCTTCCCTTCCCTATACCCTACATATTCTGTAGCTTTTTTAACAATCTCATTCCTCATTTTTGGTATCCTCCTTCTTAGTAAAATAATATGTAATTATACTACTAGCTATTGCCATAAATGCTTCTACACTTACTAAACCTTTAAACGTTAATATGCATGTTGTTATAATAACACATAAACTCAAAATTGTTTTTACTTTAAATAAATTTGCAATATTTTTTAGTACTAATATTCCTACTTCTTTCATTTTCAACACCTCACTAATCATGCGATTTTTTCATTAAATAATCTTCTATGTCCCCAATAGCTTGAGCTACAGGGCCATTACAGCCTTGCTCTTTCAGTCCCTTTAGGCAGGCTAATTGAGCTTTAAGTAAAATTAATCTTTCTTCTTTACTGTCTGCAATCTCACTTTTGAGACGTTTAACTTCTTCTTTTAATTCTTTTATTTCTTCGCAGTTACTGGCAATATCTGCTTTATTCTTATCAATTTTATCAGATATTGTTTTTTTAAAGATATTATAAAATACAGCTAGGGAACCTAGCATACCTGCTAGTATTCCCAAAGCTCCTGCAATTTGACCGATTGTTATATTTTCCATAGTGCTCCTCCTTATATTACTCTTCGTTTCCAGAGATTTTTATCCATTTTTCTCCGTCGCCATAATATAATGGAATAGAGCCATCTAGTTTATTCTCTGTAGTATAATAATAAGCTTTATAAAATCCATACAATACTCTTCCTTCAATATTAGGATTTGTGTATAATTGAGTCATGTATTTATTATTTCCACCACATACTACAACTGAGCTGTTAACATAATCTTTATTATTTAAAACATACACACTGACTTTATTGGTATAATTATCTCCACCTAGAAAATATAATTTATTATCTTCATATGCTAGAATGCCTTTATAGAAATCACGAGGTATATCATTTAATTTAGTATATGTATCTTCAACAATATTATATTGATATAAAGTAGTTTTACTTTCATATCCACCTGTTATATAAATATTATTACCTATAACTAAACTCTCACCTAGCCTAAATGATTGTGGAGCATCATTTAATGATGTAAATTCATTTGTAGTAGTATTCCATTTATATACTTTTTTATCATTATTAAATATATAAACATCATCATTAACAGCAGCACAAACTTTTCCTATACTAAAACTATTTGATATTTCTATCGTTGTATAAGTATATTTTTCTGTATCGTATTTATATATAGGAGACTGATATCCTATTATATAAATATATTTTCCACATGCAAACGAATTATAACTAGAATTATGTATACTTATATTAAGACTTGATATTGAAGTATAAGTATCTTTTTCAGTATCATATTTATAAGCTTGATAGTCTCCAGTGTACATATTAGAATCACAGAATAAATATATATAGTTTCCAACAGCAACAGGAGTAATTGGTCTGGACGCATAACTCGATATAGTAGTTATAGATTCAGTAGTATTAGTTTTAATATTATATTTTAAACCACTATTAAATAGATAAATATAATCTCCAACTCTGCAATAACTAACACCTTCTCTAATATTTATAGGTAAATCAGGATATTCATTTATAGTGTCCCAATTTCCGCCTTCAACTATGTTCTTATCAAATATTATTTTGTCGACTGGTTTGTTTGCTTTTAGCCAAATACCTTCTTTTGTCTCTGGTTCTGCTTCTTGCATAAATATATTAGGAGTTATATTATTTTCCTCACCACTTTTGCCTCTATTAAGAAATTGAATATTCATATTATTCAACCCCTTTCACAACAAGTTGAATTTTTGTATCAGCTTCTGTAGAAACAATGGTTAGATTTTCAACTTGAAGATTAACAGGTAATTCTAAGGCAAGATTAGCACCTATCTGTAAATCTGTGCCTCCAGCATTTAAAGTAATATCAGCAGTTTCACTATAGTTTGCAGCCATTATAGATGTTACCTTTTTATTTACTACTATTGATTGTTCCTCTGTTCCAATGCTAAGCACGCTAGCAATTAAAGTAATTTCTCTATCTTTACTTGATGTGGTTTCTAAGCCACCCTTACTAACTTCAAGTTCTACTTTCATTGCCCCATTCTCACTTAACTTTACATTTTTCATTTCTCCATTTTCTGTTATTCCTTTTAACATAAAATTTACCTCCATTAAAAATATTTAGTAGTAAATATGAATGGCAACACCTCCCTTACTTAGATTTTACAAGTTTGTTTCTATATTGTTGCATTATTACATTTTTAGCGTAGTCTTTACAAGTGCTTTCAAGTTTTTCAAGGTATGTATCATTATATAGTCCTTGGTTTTTATATTGTTTATACCTATCATAAGCTATTTTTTCATATTCTTTCTTCATACTATCTGTAAGTGTTAAAGAGTATCCATTGTTCTTTAAGGTAGAGCTACTTGGATAGAACTTCATACTTTCTATCTTGGTTTTATTGGCTGAATTTATTAGCTCTTTTCCAAGAGCTTGTCTTGCAGTATCTGTTCTTTGTTGTTGTAACTTAAAGATTTGTTCTCCTTTTTCTTGACTGCTTAGGCTTGAGTCATTTTTTATTGCCTTAATTTTTTTGTTTATATTAGATATGATAGATGTGGCATTTTGTATATTTTGTAGCTGTTCTGATTCCTTTGAAGTAATTTCACTGTAGTTTTTCTTAACTGTCAATGCTTCTTTTTTATCATATAAATCACTTACAGATTCAGAGTTATTGTTTGGATTAGCAAAGAACCTTTTTAATATGAATTTATTACTTGCTCCCATATCAGCTTTTTGATTTCCTTCAAAGAAATCAAATACACTACTAAAACCACTCCATAAATCGTAAGAAGCTTGTCCAAAGATGTTTCGTATAGAAAAATCAATTTGTGCAGGAGATTTCTTTAATAGCTTCCCGAATTTAATTGAAAGGTTCGTATTATATTCATAATACTGATCTTCTGGTTTCAAATTTTGTAGGTCATTGTCTTTCACTATTTCAGAATTAAAATACCAATCTTTATTTGTTGCAATTTCTAAAGGTACTTTTATGATTGGTGGAATTAAACCGCTAAAATCATCAACTCCAGAATTATTCTTTAGAATTGAACTTATTAGACTTACAAACCTTTCTCCGATTTTTCCTTCTTCAATATTACCCATTAACAAGTCTTGAACGAACTCTGTGCTATTAATTATATCCTTTAAAGGCCCTTGAGCTTTTTTAGCTGTTATTACTTCATTGTCATTTAGCGGATTCGGAAATACATAATTATCCATTTTCTTTTGTTCTGATAATTCTTCAATATTTTTATCATCTTTAACAACTGCTTTTCTTACTGTGTTAAATGCAAGTATGGCTAGTATTGCAAAAAAAGGTTTTGCTATTATTTTCATTTTAGCTTTGTTAGCTTCTTCCTTTGCCTTTTCAAATGTTTCTGGATTTTTTAATGCTTCTTCACTTTTACCATCTATGTTTTTATAATAAGTATCCCAATATTTATTTTGAGCATTTTTCTTTGTGCTTTCAATTTTTTCATATGCATTATAGTATCCACCCAATCTAGCAGAAAAGTATGGGACAAAAGCATTTATTTGTTTGCTGAGACTTCCTTTAATAGCAAAGTCTTGTGTTAACCTTCTGGTGCTTATTGCAGCCGATTCCACAGCATTTCTGTAACTCATTTTGTTTGTTAAATTATTTTTTAATTCAAGTACAAAGTTCTCAAATCTAGTTGCTTCTTCCGAAATTTCTGATACATATCCAGCAATTTCTTGGAATTGTTTAATACTATTTTGTTTCAATCCAAATTCCTTATATTTTTTCTTATAAATATCTACTAATTGTTGTTCAATATCTTTTCTATAAGTTGATGTCCTTCCTGCTCCAGATGCTCCACTTTGCAAATACAATGAGTATATTTTCTGCATTTTTTGTCCGTCATCTGTACCAGACTTAAATACTCCCCTTGCAACAAGTGCATCATAAACACCTTTAATTGAACTATATAAAGGTATAAAATTTGCTTCCGATGTAACGAATGCCTGTTGAGTATCACTTAAAATGTTTGGAATTGCAAATGCCATATTATATCCAGTCGTGCCTGCTTTAAATATAGAGTTGGCAAATCCAATATATTTTTGAAGAAGATTAATTTCTTGTCTATTCATTCCAGTGAAGATTTTATATAAATCTTCATCTTTGAATTGTAAGTAAATTCGCTCACCATTATTCATAAATGAAGTTATAAGTTGACTTGGGTTGTCTCTAACATCTGGGTAGAATATTTTGTATGCTTTTTCTAGTTGTTCATCTGATAATTCTACGCCCTGCCTTTTAAGATAACCTTTAAAGTCACTTAGATTTTCCGTCGCAACATTTTTTACTGGTGGAGGTATTACATCATATATACCTGCTGTATATTGAGACTCTTCACCAAGATTGTAAAATCTTTTAATTACCTCATTTTTACTTGAAACATCAACTATTTTTACAGTATTCATTATTATTCCTTCGAGAGGATTAATAATTTCTCTATCACTTCCTCTAAATTTCTTTAAAGGGTTGGCTGTATTCCTTTGTGATTTTCCTGTGCCTTTATCTATAACTCTTTGGAAAGGAACGTATGTAAGCCAAGACTGTTTTATTAAGTCTATATCAGCCTTAGAATATAAACCAGCTTCTTTTGCATAATCTAATAAGGAATTATTATATTGTTCTATTATTTTTCTTGCTTTTTCAAAATTCTTATTGTTTTTATATTTGTCAACAACTGCTTTCGCATCATCATATCGTATTCCAGATTTCAGTTCCTTCTCAGCGACTTCAATACTTCTAAGAGATACAAGGTAGTTCATGAAATCAGTCATGTTCTCATCTTTCAATATATCTTCTATAGCAGATAACCCTTGTGATTTTCTTTCGCCTGTATTCAAGTCAATTATTCCATTCTTAACCATGTCATCAACTGCGCCAGCTAACCCTTTTCTTAATCTACTTGCAATAACAGGATCTTCACTTGCGCTAATTTGTTTTGCTTCTGGGTAACCAGCAAGCTTATATAAGAGATTTGTATATTTTTTCAAGGCATAATCTTCGTCAAATAACAATGTTACAGCTTTTTCAATACCCTTTGTTTTTAGATCATTAACACTAATCTTCGAATCTTCTTTAAAAGAAATATTACTCTTTGCTCTTTTTTCTGGTGTTTGATGAATGTAATTATATATATCTTTTTGTATTTTAGTGATAAACTCATCTAGTTCCTTATCATTGCCTCGTAATTCATTTATTTTCTCGATTGTATCAGGAAATTCTTTTTCTACGATATCTGGTTGTATAAAATATTGTCTAATAATTTCAGCAAAGCCTTCAGCAAGTTGAACATCTTCTGGGCAATCTGCATAAAGATGTTGTATATCGTCTGTAACTAGCTCTAAATATAGCTCTTCTTTATTTATGTGTAATCTATTATCTAATTGATGACCAAATTCATGTAATATGGTATCTAAGTCGCTTTTCTCCTCTACTCTTATTAGGTCTCTATTAGTTTTGTATATTCCATATGCTTTCTGTCTAAAGTGCTTTAGTTCAATATCCGAACCAATATATTTTTCTATGTCATATACTATATCTGATATTTTAGTTAGTGGAATGTTTTCATCAATATCATTATTCTTTATAGCCTTTTTAATTTCTTGTTCAATAAAAGAGTCTTTCCTTTGAATGTTAGTTTTACTCTTATCCAAATCAAATTTTTGCTTCGACTTTAGATTTACATTTTCTGTATTTTGTGGTATACTATTTTTAGGAGTTTCCGTACCACTATCCGTTTCGGACGTTGTTGCTAGGGCATTTAATGCATTAGCTTCAGTGGAAGGTACTCCTTTATTATTTTTAAATTTATACATTGTTTGTACTTCTAAATTATGATGTTTATCTGAAACATAAGTTACAACCACAGTATTTCCATTTATATTTTTTTCAAATGTTATAGAAGGTTTGTTTTCATCACTTGTTCCACTACTATGAACGTCATCATAATTATTAATAACGTTAGCAATATTCAGTATGTCATCATCTGTGATTGGAAGCTGACCACGTAAATTTTCCTTTTCTGCATCTCCATGTTCTTTAAAAATGTGTTTCACGGTATCGGATTTTAATGAAATGTTGTAATTGTCTGTATTAATTCCAAGAATATTTTTTATCTTTGAAGATACTTTATCGCTGACTTTTCCAAAATATAATTTTAGATTATTAGGTACCTTTTTAGCTGTTTCAATGAAGTTAATTACATCATCTTTACTGTTAGCAATTCGTATTGTTTTTGAGTTTTTCATATTTTCTAATTCTTGTTGAGAATAATTGTTATATTGTTCTGGATTTACATTTTCTGTATTTTGTGGTATACTATCTTTAGAATAACTTGAGTTAGGTTTCGTCTCGGACGTATAAGGAGGGACAATATTATTGTCATGACTTACACTAACAGAGTTATTCTTTTTATTTGTTTCAATAGATTTTTTCCACATTGTTTTTACATTAAGTACACCACTTTCATCTGGTACCACTTCAACAACATATAAAGTATTATTTCCATATTGTTTTGAATAACGTATAGAATCCTGCATTTGCTTCGTAAATACATTTTTATTCGGACTACCCTTAGTAAGATTATCATAATTATTAATAATATCAGGTATTTTTTCAATATCTTCTAGTGTTATTGCAATTTGTCCTTTAGTTTTTTCTATTTCTGAATTTCCATGTTGTTTAATCATATGTCTTATATCATAATCCGACAACATGTGTTTTCTTCCTGATACATCAACTCCAAGTAATGATTTTATTGTATTAACAGCTTTTTCATGAATTATTCCTAAAAATGTATTTTTCCTTGAATTTTTGCTTAATAGAGCATTTTGTATTCTATTATGCAATTCTTTTTGTATATTTTCATCTACAGGATTATTGTTATTTGTTTTCTTCAAATACCTTATATCTTCGTTACCTGTTGGAGTCTTATTGTCTATATTCTTAATCTGATTAGAATTAAATGCTACATACAAGGTTTCATCGTTATTTAAAAATCCCTTTTCACTTATAATACCATCATACCCAATAGTTTTCCTTAAAAGTTCAAAGGTCTTTTTCCATGTAAGACCAGATGAACTTTGTACTGCACTAACTAAGTCAATATCATCTCCGCCATAATCGTATTCCATTAATGCATTTTGAATACCGTCGTAATCCAATAAATAATTACCATGTGTTTCTATATCAATCGCTTTTATAAATTTTGCATACTCGTCTTTGGTCATGGTTGTCTTGCCATAACTCATTGGCTTTTCAATATCTAAATATACTTGTTTTAAATTTCCACCATCACGTGCATACTCTTCGCCAGTTTGCTTCTTATCTGTAAAATAAAAACCTGCCCCTAGACTTGATGTATTTTCGCCAAGTTTATCATATTTAAAAATATTAAAGTCGTAAGGCGTACCATGGTATACTTCTTTTAGTTTTCCATTTTCATCTCTTACTTTACTATTTTTAAAATATTCTTGCTGTTGTTTAGATAAGTTTCTTCCAAGATTATCTTTTTCAATTTTTAAAGTTGTTGTAGATTTTTTCAAATATCTAATGTCATCACTTGTAGTTGGATTTGAATTATTTATATTCTTTATCTGATTAGAATAAAAAGCTACATAGGTATTACCAGAGTGTATTCCATCATAGCCATTTTTAATTAGGTATTCTCTTACTTTATAACCGTCAATAGTACCGTCTTTCTTGTATATATCAGCCTCAATATATGGATTAATATTTCTGATAGAATATGCTAAATCTCCGGTGCTAAAGTTTTTTAAATCTAATGGCTTTTTTATATTCAAGTAAACTTCATATATGTTACCTTTTGTATGTGCATATTGTTCTGCATGTGTTTTTTCAGATGTAAAATAAAAACCATTACCTAACATGGTTCCATGATTGCCTGCTTTATTAATATCAAATGTATTAAACCAATGCTCTTTTGGTATTCCAACATTAGCTTCTGTTCCATGATACATAACCATAAGGTTACCATTATCATCACGGACTTTGCTATCTTTAAAAAATTGTGCAGTTTTTAATGCTATTGGTTTTCCATGGTTATCAAATTCGGTCTTGGTTAAACCTTTATTTTGTATAGTTGTTATTTCTTTTTTTCGTATAGAAAAAGAACTCTCATTTTCATTTGAGTTCTTTAGGTCTGACTTATTTCCAATGCTTTCTTGACTACTTCGTCCTTGCTTAGTTGTATGCCTTTTTGGTTCATTTCTGATAGATAGTTCACTAATGCTTGTGACTTGTTCTGATCTTTTATTGCTAACATTGTTGCTATCGTTAAGTCCTCGTCCATTCCAATAGCTTTGAAGTATTGAATTAACATTTTTTGTTCCCTTGATAGTTCCATTATTAAAATCCTTCCTTAATTCGCTAATAAATTCTTCATTTCCGTCAATCTTTATTTTAAATATTATTTGATTATCATCAAATCCATTGCTATTATAAATATAAAAATAATCAGCCGAGCTAATACTTTGTATTCCTCTTGCATTTGGCTTATTTGTATTTATAATTGACATTATATTAGCATATTCTTTCTTTCCTAGCTTTATACTATTTCCATTATACTCTATATTTGAACTCTTCGCAACTTTATTTGTTGACTTCTTTCTCATGCCAAATATTTTTAAGTCCTCATCATCTAAAGAACTACTTGTATTATCTATAGAAAGATAATCTTTGCCTTCTATTTGCCCCTTTTTCTTTAGATATTCTTCATTAGGCATAATGCTTTGCCCATATATGTTTCTATAACCTTCTGATAAAGCCTTATCTAGTTCAAGTTCCATTTTCTTTGCTAGGGAATAATTGCCTTTACCTTCATAGATATCATTAAGAACTTCTCCAATTTTATCCCAGCTTACACCTGTTGCGTCTTTAAAATCTGCTAGTTCTTTTGTTGTACTTCTTTTTTGTCCTGTCCAGGTGTCTCCAGCTTTATATCTTTTCCCTGGCAATGAATAAGCAAGATCCTCCATAAAGTTAGCAGCCATATCTTTTATGTCTTGAGCCAATTCTGGGTGCTCTTCTGAATATGGTTTTATATTCTTATTACCGACATTCGTGTAAGTTCTATCTTCCATATTCAATGCATTAGTCTCTTTACTATTTTGAGTTTCTACCGCATTATTATCATTATTGACATAATTTAATGTTTGCATTTCTTTATTGGCTATTTGCCCATTCTCGTTAATATCTATGCCATTATCTTCTTGTAGTTTTGTTTTTGCAGTATCTATAATTTGACCAAAGGCTGTTTCAACTTTAATATTGTTCTTTTGAACTTCGTCTTTTATTTTCATTAAAGTTGCTTCATCATCACTTTGTAATGCTTTTGTTACTGTTTCTATTGCTGTCTTTGCACTGCTTGCATGTGTTAGAAGCTTAGTACCAGAGTTTGTATCTATAACATTTATATTACCATTCTCTTCAATATAAATAGCTGGAGTAATGCTTGGTATTTTAGAATTTTTAACTTCAAATGGAATAGTCTGAACTCTCGCAAATCCAGTAAGATTATTATTGCTATCTACTACCGTTGTAATTGCTGGTTGTATTTGCGAGTTAGCAATATTTGTAGCTGTTGTTTCCATAATACTATCAGTATCAACATAAACTCTACCGTCATTAGTTACAATTATTCCATCTTTTTGTTCCTTTATATTGTCCTTCGTTGGTGCAGTATTTGTATTTTCTGTCTTTACAACAACTTTATTTATTGTGCCATTTTTCAAGTAATTGCTTATTTCATCATATGCATTGTTTATAAGAGCCATTTTATCGTTAGCATTTCCGTTAACATCTGGGTGGTATTTCTTAGCAAGTATTCTATGTTGTTTATTAATTTCATCTAAAGTATATTCCTTAGATGGATCTAATTCCATAATAGAATAGTAGTTCTTTAGCTGTTGTTGTGCGTCCACGTCATCTTTTACGTATGCGTTTTTTGTTTCAACTTTTGCAAACATTCCTTTAATTCCACTAACACCAGCAAATATAGCAGATGTAATTATGGTATTTATTATTGCATTCTTTTGATTTTCTTTACTATATGCATCAACTCCATAATTGCCCATAGCGGATAATTCATTTGCAAGAAAACTACTAACTCCAGTTGTTGTTGCAGTCGTTGCAGCAGAAGCTAAAGCATTAGAAATCTTTGCCTGTGTAGTTGAGTCTATAAGTTCACTATGTTTCTTTAATGCATTAACTAGTTTTTCCTTAGTTCCAGTATAAACTTTATTTCCTAATTTATCATTTATATATTTGCTATTTGCTACCTTAGAAAATACATAATCGCTTACTGCATTTTTTGCTACTTCTTTATAGCTTCCTGTTTGACTATATGTGTCTAATGCTCCAGCAGTAACCATACTTGCTGTACTTCCTAAACCGGCTTTTTTTAATAAGGCATACATTCCTATTTTAAAGCCTGCATCAGCCCATTGATTAGCACTAGTGTTATATAAATTAGCTCTTAATAGATCCTCTTTTTTATTTTTTTGAAGAGTTTTTGTCAGTTCCTCATCAGATGAATAATTTCCATATTTCTCTGTATCTTTTAAGGTAGAAAAATCTTTTACTTCTGGTATAGCATTTTTAGAAATTGCTCCAAAAGATATAGAATTTAAAAAATTATTGACTGTTTCTATGGCTCCATTAATATTCCCATTTGTTATATCTTGTATTGTATCATCAACAATTAAAAGTTCTTTAGGTTTCGAATTTTTTATATTCAAGTTGCCAGCGTTCTTTAACTCAACATTTTCCATGTGGTTTACAGCTTCTTTACGTTCTTTCATGTGTTCTTTGGCGGATTTATATATTCCGGTGCCTAGATTTTTAACATCTACAGCTAAAGTCCCTATAAAGTCTTTTATCCATGTTCCACCTTTTTCAAATATATTTTGACTGTCTTTTTCCTCTTTTTGTTTTTGCAGACTATAATTCAACATTTGCTCTTGAGTAATATTTTGTTTTTTAATATTCTCATATAATTGATTTCTTTGATTTTGCACATTTTGCATATAACTTGCAATGGTTGCATATTTTTCAGGAATATTATTTATGTTCTCGTAATTGCCATATGTTTTTTCTTGCTGTTTATGTAGTTGCTCTGCGTAAGTGTTTGCTTGTTCTACAGTATCAAATTTACCTAGATACTCTCCAGTTTTATGGTAATGCTGTATAGCTTCATCATCTGAAACTACTTTACCATTTACAACCGTTGGTATAAGAATTTCTTTTCCACTATCATCTTTGAAGCTTATACTTCGTAATGTACTAATAGAGCCATCTTCATTTTTTACAACTGGTCTGTTCGTTAAATCAATATTACCCAAGCCGTATTTACCATCTACTTGTGAATTTTCCGTCTTATTTATTATATTATCTTGTGCGATATTGTTTGTATCATTATTGTTAGTCCAAAGCGCGTCCATCTTTTGTTTTATTCTGTTAGTATCTGTTTCAGTATCTCTTGCAGTAGTCATACCAGCAAAGTTTCTTATTTGTCTTGCTCTTTGTAATTTTGCTTGGTAATCATCAGTTAAACCTTGATTAGATATATCATATTGATTATCTGCTGATGTAATCATACCTGCTGACATTCTAATTGCTTGTGCTTCTTTTAATTTTTTCTTATATTCTTCATCATCTTTGTTAAACATTTACTCTTGGCTCCTTTCTATAGTCCCCAACGTAGTTTCCCAAAACGTTCATTTTTTAGGTCATTCATTAATTCCTGATTAGTAGTAAATATATAAGTTCCTTCCGTTATCTCATTAAGAGCCTTATTGACTGCACTTTTGGCATCGTTATTGTTTACATTAGATTTTTTCTGTCCCCAGATTGTAACGCCTAAGGTATCAAGTGCTTTATTATTTCCATCTAATGCTTTTATCCAGGTAGATAAATTATCATCTGACAGCCCTGAATTCATTGTAGTATTATTGATTGTACTGTTTTTATTATATTTAGAATATTTTGCAGCCAACTGTGCCAAAGTTTCATCATCAATTGCACCACTGGCACTTAAACTATCTAAATATTTACCTAGTTCATTATAAGTATTTTCATCTGGTACAACATACTGCTTGTTCATCTTATCATATGAGGCATACCTATTTCTAATTATTTCGTCATATCTGCTGTAGTTTGAATTACTACTTGAACTTGTTTTTGAACCACCATATTTTACAGATAGCTGATATTCATAATCTGTTTGTTCTTTGTCAAGTTCTGCTCTTAATTGATACAATGCTTTATTATTCTCATATTCTAATTGTGCCTGCTCTTGCATTTTCTTCAACTCAAATTCGCGTTCTTCCTTAGCTTCTCTCGCATCTTTACTTAAAGTACCAACAGATACTCCAAGGATTGTGCTTGCTCCATTATCTACATAGCCAAGCTCATCTACCCTTTTCCATGCATCTTCAAGTTCTTGCTCTTTCTTTTTCCATTCAAATTGTTTGTTCTCAAATTCTCTGTCCTTTGCGTCTTTCCAATATTGAAATTGTTGTGAGTCATAGCTCATTACAACTTGTGCTGTATCTGCTAATTGTCCTAAATATTCAATCCATCTACTATGTGCTTTTTCTTCGTATTGTGGTATTAGCTCTCCAACAATTCTTGCAACTCTTTCAGCTGTTGCACTTGAATTAAGTACTCCACTTCCAGCTAAACTCTGTAATGTAGTATTAGCAGCATATTCTGTTGCAACCTTTAAGCTATTGTCCTGGGTTGGTTCATATTCAAATCCCTTATTCATTTGGTTCAACATTTCGCCAATTATTCCGTTAATTGTATCCGCATACGCACTTTGATATTGCCCTTCAACACTATTAATATTTTGTACAGTAGGTGTAACAATAGTTGTACCAATGCTTGTCTTTTTAACACCACTATTGTAGTTAGAGTTGGTGTTCTGAGTATTATTGTATTTACCATATTGTTGTTGATAACCATTATAAATTTGATTAAAATCTACAACATTAGTATTTGTATTACTGGAATCGTATGTCTGTGGTGTTGGTGCACTCGAAACATTTTGATTATTAGTTTGTAAATTTTGCATATTAGCTTGTTGTGAATTAACATTTCCACTTGTAGTTGCAATTTGTGGCTGTATTTGTATAGGAATAGTTACTGGACTTGTTTCAACAGTTGCTGTTTGATTTTGCTGTACTTGAGTTTGTTGTGGTTGAGCCTGTCTTGCTGTTTGTGCCATTGCCTGATTTGCTTGTACAGCAGTATTATTGCTTACCTGCTGTACATTAGTTACTGGGTTATTAGTAGCCGAAAATATATTATTAGCCATTACTCTCTCTCCTTTCACTTGTTATAAATATTATTTAATTTTTCTTTCCAATTATAGATAGTAGACTCATTAGTACTGCTTATGCCAAATGTATTTACTCCAACATTTCTATTAAGTAAAATCTTCCAATGGTTAAGAGTTTTATCTACTGTTTCATATAATGGGTAGTTTCCTTTATTTACTACATTTAATTGCTTTGCCCATTCTTTTAAAGTATCCTCATTTGTCGAATACTGTCTAAAATACATTATCTTGGGTGTGTCCTATCTATTCTTTCCATAGCATAGATAGTAATATCTCCTTCCCCATATATTTCAAATGTATAGCTGTCCACATTCTGCATATCATTAGGAATAAGTACACATTCAGTTCGGTTATTTCCTTTTGGCAAAGCATTTTTTATTTCTTTGGTTTTCCCGTCATTTGTTATAACCTTTATGTTTACAGTTCCGTCTAGATCATAATTAAACCATAACTGGGACAGTGATTTTTTTCTACTTAATACTCCATTTTTAAATTCTTTTGTTTTTAAATAGAATGGTATTGCTTCTTTATATACAACGTCATCTTTATCAGTAAATTCATCTTTACCATATGTTTGTATATAATTTATTCCATCTTTTCTTCCACCAGTTATCTCATATATAGTGCCATTAGCAGTTAAAGCATAAATTGGATTAGGCGTTTGGCTAAAATTTAAGTCTGCATATGCGTCGCATATACTTACATAGTCTAATTCATCACTAACATTACTAGGTTGTAATTCTTTAGTCCATTTTCTAAGTCTTTGGTCAAAAACTAAAAAGAACTTATAATCTTTGAACCAAAAGTAGACCTTATTTTCACTTGCAGAGACTGATATGTTTTTTGCTTCATTTATAGTAATTCCATATAGAAACTTTTTAACTCCGCCAGTTACGCCATTATTGCTTGCTGGTTCCGATATTACTCGTATAGAACTTCCGTCATATTCGTATATGTTGCGACCATATAACCAATATAAAAGACTATTATGAACCTTTATTGTACATTGGTCATAACAGCCTATATTATTATCTAAAGACACACACGTATATGAGTCCGTATTTCCTGCAATTACATTTGAGCCATAATATAAGTGCATATTTTCTTCGCTAAAAACTATCAACTTGTCATCAAAACTGACAAGTCCAGTAATCTGGTTACAGTTCTCCACCCTATCTTGTCTACTATTCTCCGTACTACTCCAATCCATAGGATTTTGTAATGCAGAAAAATAAAGCATATTCCCTTGGCTGGCAATCATTCTATTTTTGTGATAACACATATGTTCAAATGTTACACCTTCTGGCATGGGAACTATTTCTGGAGTATTTACAGCTGATAAAGGGAGCTTATGTCTTGTGGGAGTAACACCATCTCCGTATAAAATTAAATATTCATTATTACCATCTGCATAGTATACGTGACGAAAATTTGTGCCTTTTATACCTTGTGCAATTACAGTACCATTCATGTCTTTTAGTTCTTCGCCCTGGATATAGAATAGATACTTAATTCCGGCAACTTCAAAGTATTTTATAGTATTTCCTTTTAAGCCAGGATTTTTTAGCATGGTTCTTCCAACTCTGGTTCTTATAGCTGGATAAATATCTAGACACATATTATACATATCTTGGCACTCATCATCTTGTATGTTTTGAGGAGGATAAACATTTGAAATACCGCCAGCAAGATAACTAATTAAATTACTACTTTTTACCTGTACATTCTGCAGGTATGGATTTGTCTGCATAATTATCTCCTCCTTTTATGTACTGCAACGGTTCTTATTGTTGGATATCTCTGTTGTTGCTCATTCTTGTTTTCATTAGCCTTTTGAACTAGATTGTTATATAGCAATGTATATTCATTAGCCAATTCAATATCTGGATTGTGTCCGGATAAAGCTATAATAGTCATAAGATTATACTTTACTAAATCTATATAGTTATCGTCTAATTCTATATAATCGTCTTCGGAAGTCACCATTTGAGGTTTCTTCATATAGTAGATATCTACTTTCCTTGTATCCGTTGGAGTTGGAAAAATTCCAATAGTACCTTCTCTTCCATCATAATATCCAGGGCTATCCATTTTGTCATTTGGTAAATATGAAATTATCTCTTTAAAGTTTCCCCAGTCATAAGGATTATTCTGGTTTCTTGCTTTCTCGGATATAGTCACACTATTAATCATATCTATGCTACAATCCTCAGGCAATACATATTGTTCTTGACCATTTCTAGTAGTAAACGAATATTGGCTTTGTATAGCTAAATCCTTGTAAATCTGTTTCATTGTTTCATTTATCCATAAAAATAGACTAGACTCATCATATGAATGAGGTAGTCTTATTTGAATATCATCTAATATTTGTCTTACTGTTGTTCTGCTTACAATTGACATATTCTCGCACCTCCTATTTTGCACGAATTATATACTTAGTATTAGCATTGCCAGTTGTTAAATTAGGAATCGCAAAGGTATCTTTTTGATTATTAGTACCATTTAAGGCTTCATATAAACTCGAATAATCAGATGTATTAACTGTTTTTCCATTACATTCTAAGTAATTAGTAGGAATATTCGTACCAGCATAAAGAATAACTCCACCAACTGGTACTAACGCACTTGAACTTGCTTGTGCTTCATTCCACAAATCTGGAAATTGTCTTATTTCGACGTCTTTTATATATGTATCTGCGTTATTTCCAACGAATATTACATCATCTTTCTTAAACAAGGTATTCGAATAATAATAATTGCCTCTTGGGACAAATATATACTTGACTCCAACTTCAATTGCATCGTATATAGCTTGCTGTATCTTCAATCTATTATCAGTCATTCCATCGCCTATAGTATTATAATTTTGCAGTGGAACTATTCCAAATGTATAAAAAAATAAATCTTTTAATTCTTGCATTTTTAATTCATTTATCATTGTGTTACCTCCAAATCTTCGGCAGTTCCTGTTTGAGGAATACCGCTATAACCAATAAATGTTTTTCCAACTCTAACATCAGATTGTTGTGCTGAAAATCTACCTGGGTGAGTTATATATCTATAAAAAGTTTCGCCTTGGTATCTTACACCTATTATTGTCTTTCCGTCTGGAATTGTTTCTATTAAATAATTTTGACTACCAGATTTCGTGATAAAACTTTTATAATTTGAAAGTGGAACAATTGTTGAATCTTCATATGTTGATTCGTATATTTTAGTAAATGTTTGTTTCTCTAAGTCTACTGCAAACACCCACATAACTGTACCATAAACAATCAAATATTTATTGTCTTGAGAAAAGAAATAGTTTGAACCATCATATTTAGATACTCCTATATTAGTGTCACATATCTTTGTTGCACTTATATCTTTATTCCCGTTATAATCAATTGTTAATGCATAAAGACTACTTGCACCATCAGCTAAAGCATATAATCCATCATTTGTTATAGCATAAAAAGCTTTAGGAGCTGAAACAGTTCGAATAGGTGTAAAATTCTCATCATAAACTTTATAAAAAATTTCTGAATGAGATCCTCCATAACTGTCTGTATATTCAATAAAAAGTAGCCTATCCATATTAACAAAGCTCAATTTTCTTAAGCCAGAGCCCCAAAGTTCACTACCAAACTGAATACTATCTTGCAAAGTAACAGCATTACTTGCATCAAAAGAAGCACCTAAAAAATCACGGAACCTATATATTTCTATAACTCCGTCTTTCGTCAGAATACTTTATTGCTAATGTATAGCTGTAAGGACTCCAAACAAGAATACCTTGCCAGATTTTTTTTGTAGATTTATTCTTACTTTCAATTTTCCATGTTGAATATCTTGTATAAGTTGTAGTATTGCCATCACTCCCAATTTCAACATTTTGATTATCTATAATAAATTTTTCACTTCTAGTATTAAATTTGTATACATAACAAAGTGTATCACTTAAAGACTCTTCAGTAGCTATCTTCGTAAATAAAATTGCAACCCTACATTCGTATCCTCCTGCGAACATTGAACTAAACTTTATATCTGATAAAGTATAATTTTCATTTTCCTCTATGCCTAAATCTGCAAATGTGTTTTTATTGCACTCATAGCCAACAAAACTGTCTCCATATCTTGCTATTGTTTCAATAGTTTTTTCTTCTTCGTTATATCCAATTAAGATTCTTCCATCATTAGATATATCAAGAATGCTATACTTATTTATTCCTATTCTATTTACCTGTACTACATTTTCCTTAGGTGCATATACAATTTCAACTTCTCCAGTTGTAGGATATGGTGCACTAGGATTATACTCGCCTTTACTGTTATCACCAGTGTATGTGAATTTTCCATATACTTTTTTACCATTTACATAAGCCGTTTTACCTCTAAGTATATCTGTATCTTGTGCCGTTGCATCACTTGTGTTAACATATCCTTCTGGTATTTCTCCAGAGCCACTTTTAGGAATATTTCTAATATTTGTAGCCATAGTATCAAAAGTGTCATTAGCAGAGGTAATAACTCCTTTGTCAGTAATAGCCCCTGCTATTTTATTCTTACCATCACTGACAGATTGAAAAAGCTCTTTTTGGCTTGTATTAAGATTGTTTATTGCTGCATTTACATTTTTAAAATTATTATTTACATCATTTACGACACCTTGTACTTTGTTATTAGTATAAGTTTGTTGCCCTGCTAATCCAGTACTTATTTCATTAGATAGTTTTGTATTTAATGCTTTTATGTCTGTATTTTTTGCAAAACTGCTAAAATCTTGATTTCGTACTAAACTATTAGCATGTTCTTTTGCCTTTTCTAGCGTTTTTACGTCTTGATTATCTATGTATTCTTTCTGTTTCTGCTCTTTGTTATTATGATAGTCTTGTACATATTTTTTTGTAGCATACTCTTCTGCAGAAACTCCACCTAGATGATTGCTATCATTAGATAAGTTACTGTCTGTCTTACCTTGTGAACTTGTATTATTCTTGCTTATTTTCTCATAAGATGTATTCATTTTGTGTTCCTCCTTTAAAAAAATAAGGGGAAGCGTTCTTATATTGCCTCCCCATAATATGTCTAAACACCTTTAGAACCTACTAATCCTCTCCAATCGCAGTATCCTACGTCAAATCTTGTATACCCATACATGTTGTAATCCATTTGATCTTGGATTTTTTCACTTCCGAATATTGGTTCTTCTCTTCTTAGGAATAGTAAGTTATCGAAAGATGTATCTTGTATGAACCAAGGTTTTGTAACACCTGTATCGTCAGATAAGTTATCCCAAACAACAACTTCTAAGTTTGGTATTGTATTAATATCATTGAAGTTTGTTCCAGATTGTTTAATAGAATTTACTATTGCTTTAGCTGTAAATTCTAATTCTGGGCATACTACTAATTGCTTAGCAGATGCAGATATTAATATACCAGCCTCGTCCTTTTGTTTTCTCATTAAAGTCATAGCCTTCTTTAAATTCTCATCTGTTAAAGCTCCTTCAATTAGGTTAGAGCAAGTGTCCTCAGAATTTATAAGAGGGTGGTCTGCTGCGAATAAAGCTTTTCCATCGTATCCAACATTAGTGAATCCGCCAGATATTACTTTTGCTGTTTCTGTTTCCTCAGTAGCTCTTAATCCTCTACCTAGGCCTTTAGCAGAACCGCCTTGACCAATACCTTTCATTACATTATACAAATCATCTTGTACAAGTTCCCATGTAAGTTGATATGCTTTGTCATATCTTTTTGCTTCAAAAGATGCAACTTCGCCTTCATCAAACTTGTCATGATTAAATTTGCTTCCTTCTGTGTTTTGTTTCCACAAACCAAAAGCTCCTAAATGAGGGTAGCTTTGTTTCTTACCTGTCATTTTTTCAGTTTTAAATATTTTTTTGTACACTTGTGGTACTTCATTATAAGACTCAAAGAATATCTTTTTATGAACTGGTGTTAATAGTTCTGCAAAGTTTCCTCTAGTCATCATTGCTGCCGTTGTTGGTGCCATAATTAAATCACTCCTATATTTCAAATTTTAGTAAATATAGGAAAAATAAAATCACTTTGTTTTTTGCTTTAAGTAATTGTCATATTGCTTGATAGATTCAGCATTTTTTGCTGCTAAATAGTCATCTATATCCATTCCTGCAAGTCTTGCCATGGCAATTTCAGTAGCTGTTGCCTTAGGTTTTCCTTTAGTATCATCTACTGCTCCACCTGCATTAGAATTGATATTTCCTAGAATTTCTTTTCTAGCTTGATTATTTTGCATTTTTGCTTCAACTTTGCGCTCTATCTCGCTTTTGGTATTACTTGTTTTTGCTTTGTTGTAATTAACTGCATAATAAGATTGTTCAATAGATAGCCCTTTATCAACTAGAGACTTTATCTCATCTTCATAATCTAATATGTCAGAAAAATTACTGTCTTTAGACTTCTCAGATAACTCATATTTAAACTTCATATCTGCAAGTTCTTTCTCGACTTTTGTAGAACTAGATTGTTTTTTATCTATTGCACTAGCAATAGACTTAGCAATATCTGCATCTACTCCGCTTTCAACTAGTTCATCTAATGTGGTCTTTTCAGGCTTTTTATTCGCTTCTTCTAATGCTGTAAGTCTTGATTCTAAGTCTTTTACTTTCTTCTCGGCTTCCTTTCTCAGTTTTCGCTCATAATTTACACCTTTTTTTAGATTCTCTTTCTCTTCATCTACTGGAGTAGTTTCAAGATTATTTTTTGTTTCTGTATTAGTATTATCTTCTACATCAACTACTTCTTCTTGTACTCCAGGTAAAGTAATAGAATCTTCTTCTGAATTAACCGTTTCTAAATTAATTCCTTCGTGTTCATTCTCCATGTGTGTTCTCCCTTCCATTTTTAGCCAGGTTTTGTCCTCTACATTTTTTGATTTTTAGCCAGCTTATCTGCTCTAATTTATAATTTAAAAAATTAATAACTATTTATTTTCATGAGTTTTCATGTGTGCTGTAAGTCCAGCTTTGCTCTTAAATGTTTTATTGCACACTGGGCATATAATTTCATTACTTACTTCACATGATGGCTCATTTTGGATTGTCACGTCTACATTGTTATCTATAATTATTGTATCCGCTTCTTCTGTATTTTCCTTTGAAATATCTGCAACTGCTTCCGTATTTTCATTTAAATTTTCTGCAATTACATCAATACTTTCATTTAATTTTTGTGCAATATCTTTAACTATGTATGTTTGTCCTTGTTGTTTAATTAATAGTAAAGTATCTTTACCACACTCAGGACATTTTATTTCATCAACGTGTTTTACTGCTCCACCATAAATTGGTTCAGATAATCTTTGTAATTTCTTCATATCATGTATATCAAATTGGTGTCCACATTCACACTTTGTATCATTCTTTATTATATAGTCTTGTAATTCCATGTTTACGCTCCTCTCATATAAGATGTAGCAACATTACCATTAGCATTTAAGCCTTCTATATTAGCATTCTGATTAGTCTGTGCTAACTGTTCTTGTTGCTGTATCTGATTTTGGTCATAAATTCCAAGCTCTTGCTGTTCCGCTTCGCTCTCTGGAATTTCTTGTAGATTTAGTCCTAATTGCTTAATTAGATAATTTCTATATTCCTTCTTAGTAATAGCTTTATCTGCATATGATTGCCTAACAATAGAATATCTATATGCCCTATTATTAGGTAGTCCAGCACCAACTGTTACATTTAAGTCATACATTATTGCTCTTGTTTCTCCATCATCGGCTTGCATATATCTATAATCTTCTGGCTTAGCATTAGGATTATTCTTTCTATATTCATTTCTATAATCACTATCTGCTTCAATCATAACTGGTACATGGTTTAATATATCTGGATTAAATGATTCAAAATCATCTTCCCCATTCTTTCCGGTTATTCTAAATAGCATCGTTGTATTCCAGTTAAGAAGTGCAAGGTCTATTGCATATTCAAACACTTCTGATAAGGTTTCTTGTAATAGTGCTTTCTTATGTTCTATCATGGAGTTACCAGAGTTCTGCAATGCTAAACTCTCTGTTGCAGTATCTACACCAGATTGCTGTTTTCCTATCATTTGGTCTGAGAACCTACTAACAATGATTCTATCGCTATTAATTAACTCCGTACGCTTGTTCATAATATATGTAGGTATAGAAGGTGGTGCTTGCCACTTAAATCCATTTATATTATTAGTTGGTATCATTTGTCCAGGGGCATTTGTTATCTTCTCTGGATCAATTCCTGAACTATTCTCTACAAGAGCCATTGGGTTACCAGTTAGTCTTGCATTTTTTAATACGTTATCATCAATCTCATCTACTTGGTCTGAGATAGGAAGTATAAGTTCCGCACTTGCTTTCCCCCATACAGTGTTTTCTCTATACATATCTGGAGTTAAAAAGTATGGATACTTACTATTAGGAAATAGCTCGAACTCTTCATTCTTTAGTTTTTCTGCTTCTTTTTTCTTCCCTTGTTCTAATAGCTTAGCTTGCTTTGCTATTAGTTCATCGGCTTTCTTCTTTTTATATTCCTTCCACTTCTTTTTAGTGTCCTTCAATATAACACCATCTCCGGACATTTCTACAAGACGAAGTTTCATTTTTCCCTCATCATTGTATCTAGTCCATATCATAAGATGAACATATTGGTCCTCTTCACTATCTTGAATTATGTTTTGTATAGGATCTAAGTTTGGAATAATTGCGTCTGCTATCTCGTCCCCATATTCTATTCTAGCAGAATAAATTGACTTTGCTTTTGCTTCTATTATGTATTGTGCCTCTTGTATTTTATATACATCTGTTATTGCTGGGTCTATAAATAGCTTAGATGGGTGTATTGGTTCTATATCTGGCATTCCTTTGCCATTTAATGCATCAAAATCCCATATAACTCTGAATATACCAGTACCAGTCATTTCACGTCTACGTTCATGCACCTCTATTTTTCTGTACATTTTATTGCGTTCTTTAATAAAGTCTGCAAGTGTACGTACTTGGTCGCAGAATGGTCTATCTCCTGGTTCTCTAGGGTCTACTTGTATTCCTATTGTCTGGTCACATAGTAGAGCCGTCTTTCCTTCAACGTTTGAATTAGTTATATTAGTATTAGGTGCTGGATCTTCATCGTCTCCATAATCAAAATCGCCTTCCCAATACTTATTTATATCGTCCCATTTCTTAGTTAGCCCTAGTCGTTGCTTATCATTATATGCACGTCTATACCACGTCAAGAAACGTTCAGCTTCTTTTATTTCGGTTTCAGACATTATAGAAGCTCGTCTTGCTCTTTTTTCTTCAACTATATCGTTTATATCTTCCACCATCTGTTACTCTCCTTTATTACCTTGATTTAAGTTTATTCCAGCCTTTCCTTGCACGGGTTCATATAGTCCAGACTCATTTTTATACTTATCATAAACATTTGTTCTGCCATTTAAAATCGAACCGAAATTTGATTGTGATATTGTAGAATGATTTCTTTTAAACTCTTTAGGCTTGTCATTTTCTATTGATTTTAATTCATTCAAACACTGTTTTAGTATCTTACGTATATCATAAGCTACAATAAGCAATACAATAGTTAAAATAAGTTCAATTATAGTTAATGCTTCCATTATCTTCTCCTTCTAGCTACAGGTTTTGTAACTGATACTTTTATATCTTTATATCCTAAATCTTCAAGCTCTGTCTTGGTGAATGTACCTTGTGGTTTTTCTTTAATTTGTGACATTGGTGTTTGCCACATAGTGCAGAAATATCTTAATGCGTCAGGTATATGCGTCAATTCATGTGGTTGAATTGCAACATCGTTAGGATCTTTATCGTCATGTTGTAACGCAGGCAACGTTCTTATAAGATTAGTACAATTGCTGAATATTTTTAATTTGCTCGAAGGTTGTCCTTGCTCATCTGAGAATACCTTTAGCCATTCGTGTACTGCAAGCCAGCCAGTTTTTCTATTATCGTCAGCTTCAGTCAGGAATTGTCCGTTCTCGGCAAATATATCTGCTGTACTTTTTCCTGTATCTCTGTTCCTATTCCATAAATCTGGTGGAGCATAATCTATTACTATATTCTCATTCGTCATTGCATTTATTTCTTCTGCTGCGGAAGACACAATTAGGTTTGATTTGTAAAATTCTTTATACACATAAGCATTCATTTTCCAATCCATCGCAATCCAGCAAACTGCACACATATCAAGGCCATAATCTCTGGTTCTATATCTTCGCCAGTCTTTCGGAATCTCAAAAGGGGTACAAACATGAATGTTCCTATTGAACTCTGTAAAAAATTGTCCGTCAAATATATCCCAATTTCCAAACTTAAGAGCTTGACGTTCTTTTTCTGGTAAATTGTCTAGTCTCTTAACATAGTCTGGATCTTTTTCTAGCAAGAACCTATTTTCTTGGACTAAAGATGGAATAAATATTCTTGTGCCTTCTTTAAACGTGTGCATTATATTAGGTTCTCCAATATCTATAAATCTTGCCTTAACCCAACTATGGCCAACTCCACCTGGATTTGTCGAACTTTTTATACATTTAGGGTAAAAATTCGCACCTCTGCAACGCGAAATCATATATGTATACATAAACTCAGTAAAGTGTGTAAGCTCATCGAAACGGATAACATCATATTCTGCTGATTGATATTGATACACATCTTTTTCACTGTCTATATAAGCAAAATCTATAATGCTCCCATTTTTAAAGTTCCAAACATGTTTACTTGAATTATAGGTTGCAACTTCTCTTGGATAGAACTCTAAGCTAGTTCTTATTAGAGATTTTTCTAAATCTGGAAATGTTCTTCTAAATATAATCTGTTTCGACTTACTATATTTCAATGCGTATAGGAATGCATCTATTAATTGACCATAAGATTTTCCACCACCTGCAGCACCGCCGAACAAAGTTTCAAATGCTGTAGAATTAATAAACAAGTCTTGTTTTTCTGTTATTTCAATATCCATTACTTCTTAACCTTTATATTGACTTCAAACGGTTTATTCTGTTCAATTTCGACTTTATCTTTAAACATACCTAAATGTTTTCCTAATAGTTCAAGAGCTTTTGTTTTATCTAAGAGTCTTACTTTTTGTGTATCTCCTACTTTTTCTCTGTCATCTCCGTATCCTTCATATTCTTCTAAAGTTTCTAGCGATGATATTGCACCTGCTGTATCACTATCTATATCTGCAACATTTTTAAATTGTCCGTTTTTCTGTATATAATTTTCTTATATCTAAAAATGCTATTTTGGCTAATTCTTTTATTACCATATCTTGTGTAACTTCTGTTCTTTTTTCTATTTCTTTTTGTTTTGCAGATATATATTCTTGAACCTTAGCGTTTCTTAGTAATTTGCTACCATTCACATTAGCTGTTTCATCTTTTTTACATCTTGAATAAGCAACCTTATACGCTCTTGTTGCATTAAGGTCTATTAGATATTCATCGCAAAATCTTTTTTGTGCATCAGTCATATAAAGCCACCTTTCATATTCTTTTTCTCAATAAAATAAACGAGATGACTAGAACATCTCTCTTATTATAACCATAACATTACATCTCTTTATCAAAGAAAGGAAAAAATACATATAGCATATTAAATATCTAGTATATTAATATAGTGGTTGCAGTGACCAGAATTGAACTGATAAACTCCAAGGTATGAGCTTGGAAAGCTTCCGTTGCTACCCTACTGCGATATATATAAGTAAAGAGTTAGCATTTCTACCAACTCTCAACAAAGGATTTATTTTTTCATATTTACTACTGTACTAATTATACCACAGAAAACACCCCTATTTTTCCGTATTTTTTCTGTGCATTTTAATTTTCTTAAATTTCGCCCCATTCTTCGGCTAATAATCTGATTGACTTATTATAAATATTGTAATAAGTGCTTTTATCTATGTTCTTTATATTCTTGCAATAAGAGCAATTACAGCCATCTTTAAATATAAAATAAAACACTTGCTTTTCAAAAGAGTTTAATTGCTTAATAACATTTTCTACATATGTGATTCGTTCTTCACAATACAATATTGAACGAGTAGATGCCAGGCGAATTGCCTTTTTCTCTGTTGGATTAGATATTGTGTTCGCTCTAGGTTGACCATTTCCAGAAGCGGATTCATCTATAATATCTCTTTCTAATCTTTCTAGTTTCTTCTTATTAATCCAATATTGTCTAAGTTCTCTATCCATTCTTTTCTTTAAATCTTTATTAAGCATATGTTTTCCCCCTCAAATTATTGGTTTTTCCATTTAATTTTGTTTTCTTCGTTTACAATAGTCTCAAACTTTATCCCATTATCTTCTAAGTCTTTTATACAATCCTCTAATGATAAATATCCTTCTTTGAATGAGTCTATATTATTCCAAATTCTTTTCATAACCTCTGGTAATCGTTTCTTTCCCAATCCAAGAACATAACGTATAGTATACGCTACCGCAATTCCGTATAAGTCAAGATATTCATTTATCATATTAACTGACTCTTTCTTGCAAGCAACAACCATATCATTATATACATCATCAATCCATTTTCTAAGTTTTTTAGGATCATTAAAAACTTTATTTAATTGTATTTCTTGTCTTTTTGTTAGTTGCAAAACGTTCACTCCCTTATTATTCCATCTTCTTTTTCAAAACAATTTCTTTTTAAACTTGCTTCACAATAGCAGTCTCCTAAAAATTCACTACTGTCATTGCAACACATATCATTTATTCTCCACTTACATTCTTCCATGCTTTCTATCTCTTCTAAATATGTGCCATCTCGCTTTGATGTTAAATATCTGCTCAAAATTCATTCCTCCGTTTTCTTGCTTAATTGATTTACAGCTTGTACTAATTCATTAATTTTATTTGCAAATAGAAAATCTAATTTTCTGCCAGTCCAATTTGTTAGTATGCCAAGTCCAATTTGCTTATCTGAAACATATATCTTTTTTATTGTCTTACTTTTCCCTATTTCCAAGCTTACTTTATTTGTATCTTTGTTTTTTAGCTTTTCGTTTTCTTCTTTTATTTTATAATATCTTTCATAAATCTCATCTGCATCTGGATACAACAAATCATTCTCTTCTTTTCTTCGTTCTTCTAAGTATCTTTTCCTATATGGTCTTACATCAGATATATCTTGTATGCGTTGATATTCTAAATTATCTACTTTTAACTTTTTATTTTCTTTTAATATTTTTTTATAAGCTGATAAAATATGCTGTTCACATCTGTTTCTTTCTAACATACATTCTTCTTTTTCATATCTGCCACATATATGACATTGATTACTAGAACATAATTTTAATCTTTCTATATCTTCTTCTATACTATTTTCCATTACTCTTCCTCCTCTTCTAGTTCAATAACTTTTGCTATTTTTGCTCCACATTTAGGGCAATAATTATAGCTATTATCTTCTGGTGTTCCATCTTCAAAATACCACTCTTCTTTACAATTACTGCACACATATATAATATAATCATAATCATCTTTTCGTATAAAATTACATTCTTTCACTTAATACGCCTCCTATTTTGAGCATATATTTAATAATGCTTCTTGATATGCTTCTATTTTCTGTTTTAACTTATAATTTTCTTTTTGCAATTTGTAATATTCTTCTTTATAGTCTAAATCAACGACCTTGTTTTTATCTATTAACTCTCTTGTTTGTGTTTGTTGCTTATCTATCGTTTCTTTCATATATTCAAAATCGCATTGTTTTTGTAATTTATCTATATCCCCTGGTGTCATCATTATATCCACCCCAACTCTTGGCATTTTTTATTTATTGCTTGTAATTCTTGCATATTAATAGCTTTCCAATACGCAAAATCAAAATTTTTAATAAAATCTTTAGTTTCCTTATCTATGACAATATAATCATTATCATGTGGCTTTCTATATTTTATAAATCTTTCATCGTCTCTAACTTTTTCATATCCTAACTCTTCAAAAAGTTCGTCTGCTGTTTTCTCCTTTTTCTCTTTTAAGTCTGCTATCTTAGAACGTAATCTCCAAATATCATGGCTCATTTTTTCTGCTTCTTCTGATAAATAATCGCCTTTGCCTGAAATATATCTTTCATCAAAGTTTTTTTCTTTCTCACTTAACTCTTGTTCTAATTTTTTAAGTTCTGTCACATGTATCACTCCTTTTTCCAATTTTCATCTAGCCATTTATCGAAAATTCTATCTACTGTTCCAATTAGCATTCCACTTATAATTAAAAGAACGCTATTATCTGTTAAAAGTACAGTTAAAGTTCCTATTACTAATATTAGAAAAACGAATAAAACCGCTTTTATTATTTCTTTTTTCCAATCTTCTTTCATATCTTATTTACTCCTTTACTACTAAATTTGCTTTGATTAGATCTTGTATCCATCTTTCGTCTAATTCAACTTCATTATAACCAAATATTAATACAAAATCTCCTTGTCTTATTTTTCTATCATCTTCATAGATAAATAATTTATGTTGATTATCTGGCAAATACTTGCACCAATATTTTTCTCCATCTTCTTCTTCGTATTCAAATCCAAACTTTTCAAGTTCTTTTAAATCTACATCATCACGAATTTTAAGCATATCTAATTTTTCCTCTCTTTTAGTATTCTTTCTTTCGCATTGTACCAGCTATCATTTATTTCAAATGTACTATTTTTTTCGATATGTTCTATTATTTTGAATAGTAAGCATGTGTTTTCTTTCAAATCATCTATAGAATTATAAGCCTCTAATGGTGGATCTACTCTCTTTCCATTTTTACTTATTTTAAATATCAATATTGATTGAAACAACCCACTTCCAATCATATTGCTTGGATATAACATTTGTAGTAATATTCTCCACTCTGTATTTTTTACATCATTTATATATTTACTTACTATATTTCTTACTATCTCTTCTGTAAAATCATAATATCTGTATTTTCCACTTTCAATTAACCTTTTATCATCTTCTTTATAATTTAACATATCTATTCTCCTTAAATCCAATATATTTTTTTATTTAAATTTTCTATGTGGTAACATATCCAGCAACACCCTTTATTGAAACTTCCTTTTGTATTTAAAAAATGTATTCTCTTCTTGAATATAAGAATTGATAATTTATCCAAGTTTTTTTCATACATTTCTGCTCTTGTTGGTGTTTCTAATGTTGCAAGAGGCAGTAATAAACAAAATGATTTTATTTTGCCTTCATCTACTAAGTCGAAAGTTCTCTTTATTATTTCGTTCTGTTGACTAAATGGTGGATTACTGATTAATAAATCGCAATTTATTGGTGGCTCTGTCTTAAAAAAGTCGTTTTCCAAATCATCAAATATGTGTGTTGCTTTGTATTTTAACTTTAATTCATCTGCATATAATTTAAATTGACTGTCATAGTTGTTAAATGGGAACCATATATTTTTAAATGATTTTATATCTATTAAATTATAGATATTTTCTACTACCCATCGTGGAGTTGCAACATGATCTGGATTTGATATTTTGTCTTCTTCGTATGTATTTATCATTAATCTTTTCCTCCTTGGTCATTCTTCTGTACAAGTTCTAATATTATTTTCAAGTCTATGTTAGGAATTATTGTATGTATTCGCTCAGCCTTGTACTTTTGCTTTAAATCCTTAACAATTCGCTTTGCTTCTTCTTTTTCAACCTTTTTTATTTTGAATCTGTCTTTTCTTGCATCATTACCAATACAATTAAACAAACACTTATTAGCTCCCTTGGCTGTTGTTTCACAAATTCTAGGAAATTGATATTCTTTTTTTACGTCGTTATATATCATATATCTATATTCCATTCATGCCTCCTAATAGCTCTGGATTTTCATATATATTACCAATTACTTCTATAAAATTATTCACAAAACTAACTCTCCAATAATTTTTATTCATATTTGTAACATCTATAGAAAATCCATTGTGTTCATATATAACTTTTCCTATATCTTCATCTCTATATTTGATTTTTACTATATCTCCCTCATATATTTCTTTTCCATTTTTATCGTGCAAGCCTGTGTATTGTCCTATTGTATTTTCATCAGTTATAAAACAATTTACATATTCTCCATACTCTTTTTCATCTGTTTGAATTTTATATTTTATAGGTTCTCCATGTTCTGTATCGCCTTCATTTACTTTACAAAGCATACCATAAACCCATTCATCTATTGATTTTCCTCTAAACTTTATTTCTCTATTCATCTTTCCCCCTTACTTTGAAACAGTTAGCCTCGAATTGCTCGTGTGTTAATATTCCTAGCAACTCATATTCACCATTTTTTATCATTTGTGTTATTTCTTCGTATTTAGCAATATCTGATGTTTCCTCATCTATTCCTAGGAAAAATATATCTTTATCAATAGTTTTGACTTTTAATATATCTCTATTCTCTATTAATTCCATTAATTGTTTACTATGTTTTACAATATATTCTTCAGCATAATATTTCCAAAACTTCATTCTAGGAAGTTTGACTTTGTATGACCATTGACTTTTCTTGTTATTGTTATAGCCTTTAAATATTCCAATTTCTCCGTCTTTTGTTCTAACATATTCATTTATCTCTATTTTACTCATTATCTTTTATTTAAACCTCCAAATATTTCTTTAAATCCATTTGGTAAATCTGGTAACCTCATTACACAGTTTTTACACATATATTCATCTATGGCTTTTCCTTTTAATTGACAATAAAAATACTTTGTTGTATTCCCTTGTACCTTACAATGTTTGCAATTCATCTCTCTTATTCTCCTTATTTGCTTCTATCCATTTCAAACTCCCCTGTTCTTCTAGCTTACGCCATTGCTCCCAAATATTTTCACTGTACTTTAGCAACTTCATTTTCTTATTGTCATACTCTGTCGCACAATATTCACTTGCTGTAAATCTATTGTTAAAGCCATAAAATAAATTCATTAAATCTTCCAATACATTGCCAGTGTTTTTTATTGGTTTTGCATATACTCCGTATGATTTAGTTAATATCTCATCTGTTTCGAATACGGCACATACTTCAAAATTAACAATTCCACTTAAAAAATGCATTGCTTCTTCTGGTGTAAAATCTTTTAAACTTAAGAAGCAAAATCCTTTTGAGTTTGTTTTTGCTATATGTTTTGCCGTACTTATTAATATTTCGCCATTCCTATACTTTTCAAATTCTTCTTTGCTCATAAATCTAAATACTTTCACTGCATACACCTACCAATCCTGTTCTTTAACAATTCTATTTAAAATTATCTGATGTTTTCTGTCTATATAGCCTTTTACATATATTTTATCAGCACTTTCAAATAGCTTGTCCATTTCTGGCATATCTCCAATCGCAAGACTATCTGTCATTACTGTTTTATCTTTGTTGTATAGTAAATATTGAGTTCCACCACATAGTGGCTTTTGTATTTTAAATATCATTTTTTATTACCTCCAAATAAATCCATTTGTTTACTATTGTTGTAAAGCATCTATAAGCTCAACTTGTTGTTCTACTACATTTTGCAATTCATTTATTTTATTCTGTCTTAAATCGCACTTAGCATTTAAAGCTCCATTGTAAAGTGTCAAAATAAATATAATCAAAATAATCACAATAGCATCTATTATGTCTTTTCTTTTCATATAGTTGTTTCCTCCAAATTCACTTCAATTTTATTTTCCAATCCATATATTTTCTCAATTGACAAATAAGTAATTTGCTTATCATCTTTGTAAGCTAATCCATTTAATGAATCTAGTATTGCTTTTGCTAAATTGTCGCAATCAGGCTTTTTGTCATATGGGGTAAATAATAATGCATTCTTTTTGTTTTTACTTAGACTTTCTGGTGGCATAAATTGGACTTTAATTATTGCTTCTAACGGTTTTTCTGTTGGTTCTGTCTGTATGTTATATTTCGCTAAGAAAGCATTTTTTACTTTTTCCTCAAATGTACTTGTCTTAATTGGCGTGTACATTCTATGAGTTATGGCACTATATCTTGGTCTTTCTTTTCCTATTGCTTTTTCGTGTATTTCAAATGTATATTTCATCTTTTGCCTCCATCTAGATTTAATCTTACTTGTTCTCCATGATTTTCTTTAACATATTGGCATTTATTTTTCCCTTTAAAATACGGATTTTCTAATTGTTGACACCCTAAGCATAAACCATATTTTATTGCTTTTACACAGATGCCTTGTAATTCTGAATATTCCATGCCCTATTCCTCTACATCAAAGCCATAAGCTCTATACCATTGTTTTTGTCTTTCCTCTTGCAATTGCAAATCTTCTGTATATCTATTAGCTCTATTTTCCCACTCTTTAAAGCATTCTGAACAGCATGCTCTTCCTAGTACAAAAATTAGATATACTTCACCTGCAATAGCTTTTCCACAGTTGTCACATATTGCTAATCCACCCCAGTCTAAACAATCTTCTATTGTGCATTTAATGTATGAATATCCTTGTTTTGTATAATTTAATTTTACTTTTTTCATTGACGCCTCCTAAAATATTTATCTATTTCGTTTGCCATTCTCCACATATTTACTGGAATGTATTCATCTTTTGAAAATTTTCGAGCTAATTCTGCAGATGGCTTTTTATAACAATAAAATTCTTTACAAATTAAAGGCCTGACCTCGTATATTAAACACTTTTTGCCATCGTAGTAGGGACATGTTAGTCTATTTTCCATAACCAATAACTTTTTTTGAGGTCTAATTTGATGTTTTATAACATACTTTTGAATTATATCTGCCTCATTTTGACTTATTGGTAAAAAACAACTACAACACTCTCCACATTTGCTGCATTTATCACATACCGAATTGTCTGTGATCTGCACATTACCCTCAAGCATATTTTTAAATATTTCGTGTAAATTAGTTTTAATCAACATGGCTTTCTCACCTTCTTCATGTATTCGCATATAAACTATCTAAATTTTCATAGCTTCTTTGGCTATAATCGTTATATGCTGTTTTCTTTGAATTTTTCGACTTTTTGTCATCATTGTATTTTCCCTCAAGTACATTAGTTGCTTTATCAATTCTCATCAAAAAATCAAAATCTGCTTTCCAACCGTTATCATTTTTCCCAATAAGGAAATCTGTTGAATTGGCTATCTTGCATATGTTTTTAAACTGATCTTCCGTAAATTCTTTAAGAAAGTTATCTATTGCTTTTTCTCTTTTCTCAGTTAGTTTTTGAACCTGTGACAAATTAGAGCAAGTTGAGTTGTAAATTTCTTTTATTCTTATTCTCTTCTCTTCTTTTTCTTTTCTATTCTCTTCTATTCTATTAGGAGGTAGTACTACCGTAGCACTACCGTAGTACTACTACACCATTTTCATCAATCCTTGGAAAGTCTGTTTCAGTGGGTTTATTTATTGTTTGATGTTTCAGAAAATTAGGGAGATAGTAGTAGGTCTGTCCTTCATATTTATACAAAACTACCATTTTTAATCCGCCTAAGTGGGAAAGCCATTTTTCTAAATCGGAAGTTCGTAAGTCGTCATATGGAAATATTAAAGACTTTAACAGCTTCGGATTTGCTCTGCCATATCCTTCATCATCTGCATTACTAATCAATCCCATGAATAGTAATCTTTCTTGAATTGAACACTCGCCGACTTTTTCATCAGTCCAAAAGTTAGGAGATATCATTCTTTTTCTTGCCATTTGTTTCTCCCTTCATTAAATGCATATATAAAACACAATAAATTTGCTTTTATATCTTCATTTCTTAAGCTTTATCTTTAATCGAACATTTTAGATATTTCTTTTTCTATGAATTTTTTTGCTTCTTCTTTTGACATATTATTCAAATCAAATTTCTTTACTTTAACATTGTTAGTATCCAATATTGTTTCTGCTCTTTTTTCTTTTTTATCTTCTAATGCTAAATCAACTACTTGTTGAATAAGCTTTTTAGGAATTCCTTCTTTCTTTAGTACGTTTATATATGCTGCTAGTCCAGCTAATATCTCAGGTACCCTTCCTTCTATGCTTGTATATTTTTCTGTTATTTCTGCTTTAAAACTCATTTTTATTTTCTCCTTTTTATAAATAATTCTTTCCATACCTCTGTATAAAATCATCTTTTGTTTTGTTGTAATGCTCTTGCCAAGTCTTTTGCGCTATTACTTTTAACCATTTCCATTTTTTAGGATTTAGGTGGATTGAATCGTTACTTGTTCTATGCATATCAGGTGTAATAAATATTACTAATCCATCTTTAATAGACTTGTCTCTATTACTTGTTCTGCCTTCAAATATTTCGTGTCTTTCTAGGCCTGCATATCTTTCTGTTGAATACAACGGATTTTCTGGCATTATGCTAAACTCTTTCATCTATCCACCTTAACCTTTCAATTTCATTTGGCGTTAGTGTGCATATTCCTAACTGTTGCGCTTCTTGTATTACACCATCTAAAAGCATTCTAAATTCGTTTTTGTTCATTTGAGAACTGCCCTCATATACTTTATATATTTTGAAGTTTACTCCGCTTATTTGGGCTTCTCGTTCAAATTCGTAATACTTGAAGAACTTTGATACATCTATATCAGCTCTTATTGTTACTAGCATTGACTGTGAATAATCTTTAATCATCTTTAAATATGTATTATCTTTTGATAAGTTTATTTTGTTTGCAATTCCATTGATTAAACTCCACATATATGCGTTCTGAGTTAAAGTTCTCTTTTCTTTATGTTCTTTGATTTCAAATAGTTTTTCTCTACTTTGGTTAAATAACCATTTTACAAGTGCTTCTGCTGTTCCTACCATGATAGCCTCCTAACTAAAAAGGTAAATCATCTGAATTAGTAATCTCAAAATCATCTGTTGTGTCATTTTGTGCTTTTTCTTTCTTTTCTCCTGCAAAATAAACTTCTTCTGCAATTACTTCTGTAATATAATGTTTTACGCCTTGCTCATCATCATAGTTTCTAGTTTGGATTCTTCCAATTACACCTACTTGCTGTCCTTTACCAAAATACTTACTTACAAACTCTGCAGTTTTATTCCAAGCAACAATATTTATAAAATCTGCTTGTCTTTCTTCACCTTGTTTTACAAACCTTCTATTTACTGCGAGCGTAAAGCTTGTTACCATAGTATTTGTAGTTTGTGTATATCTAACCTCTGGCTCTTTTGTAAGACGTCCCATTAAAATAACTTTATTCATAACTAATCCTTTCTGGAAATCTACCTTCTATTAAACATCGTTCTAATATTCTTAGCCTAGGTAGATATTCTCTATTAATAAAACCTTCATCATATTCCACTTTTATTTTTTTTATTCGTTCTTTATCAATATCGTTAAAATAATTCTTATAATCATTTTCTCTTAATTCGTATGCAACTATATATAAATTAAATATATTGCTTGCATACATCTCTACTTGTGCTTGTCTCCAATATTGTTTTGATACTTTAAATTCTTTATTTGCATTATGAGTTTTTACTTCGTAAATACAATCATCTGTATTTCCATCTAAATTAACTCGTAATTTATTTTTTATAATCTGTTTGTCCATTTCTAAAGTTTCAATATCAAGAGCTTCTAAAACCTTATGTTCATAATTATTTCCTGCTTTAATTGCTTCTGTATTTAGCTGTTTTTTATTTAAACCTAATTTTTCCAACCACCACTGTTCAAATGTTTTTGTTTGCCAATTTCCAACTACCATGCTAGTATCAGAAGCTCCTATGTATCCACTTCTATCTTGACTTTGTATCAATATTAGACAAATCCCTTTCAAAATTGCTTAAAGTATCAAAATATGTAAACAAAGCTTTTACTTCATCTTCTGTTTTATGTAATTTTTCAGCTATTTCTTTAACTGTTAAGCCTTCTTTTAATTTTTTAGTATATATTTGTTGGCATCTTTCTTTAATTTTGAATATATCATGCTTAGATAAATCATCTTCCCAATTTTCTTTTTCATTTTTTAGTTCGTCTTTTAACCATAAATCAAATCCAAGTCCTGTTCTAATTGCAACTCCTTTAACAAATAATCTTGTTTGACAATTCCATAATCTTTGTTGTGTCATCGAATTATCTTTTACAGGATTAGATCCATTAGTAACTGGACCTCTTTGTATAAATTCCGTATCATCAATTACAATTTTTACTGCTGTTTCATAAACTCTATTTGTATTGCCTTTACTATCTGTAAAAACTTGCTCTGTCATATACAAACTACTTCCTGTTATTTCACTTACGACTGGTTCAAAATAAACTTTTTCTGCTCCATTCTCATGTAATAAATCTACGACTTTTGCCCAATTTATATAATCTGCACCATCTCTTTTTTCTACCCATTTACTTACATCAACTTTTCTTAATTCATCATATTTTTTTAGCATTTCTTCCTCCTTACAACTTCATCGAATAATATTGTCTTTCTAAATAGTTCTCTTCTTCATTCTCCATTTCAGCAATTCTTTCTGTGAAATCTTTATTCTGTTGTTCATAATCCTCCTCAAGTACACTAAGTAATCCATTTACTTCTTCTCTTAACTCTTTATTGTTTGTTTCATCTAGTAAACTTTCTAAAGTATCTTTAATATTTTCATATTCATTTACAAATTCTTGCATATCTTCTAAATCTTGTGCTTTACTCATTAATTTCAACCTTCTCTCCACAATTGCTACAATAATTAGCATTCTCTTCTAGCAATTGACCACATTCATTACATTTCTTATACTTATATTTTTCTAAAATTATCTTTGAACCGTTCATAGATATTTCCAAAGGAGTTCCTATATCTATACCTAAGCTTTTTCTTAATTCTTTAGGTAAAACGACCCTACCTAGATCATCAATTCTTCTTACAATTCCTATTGTTTTTTTCATATTTACTTGCCTTTCTTTCCTTTCCATGCTACAATAGCAATAGATATTTTATTTGTATGCCTTGTTAATAAAGAGTTAGTTAGTCCCTTTCAACTAGCTCTTTTATTTTGTCGTACTTCTCAACTATTGCACCATCGCCATTAATTATAGCTTGTACTTGATTATATCCTCTCTCTTCTTGTAGTATTTTTATAATACAACTTTGCAATTCATTAGTTACTTTAAGCTTTTCAATTTTATCCATTGCAAATAAAAAGCTTACTTCTGCACCTAATACCATTCCAAAAACAAGCGGAAATATAGTTACTATATTCATGATTTTTTCACACCTCCTATTGACTTATTTAAAGATTTTATGTATAATAGCACCAATCACATATATAAATAATTATGGATTGTGTGTGCCTATACGGGTATATGCAGTCTATTTTTTTAGCAATTCTGTTATTGAAACTTCTAAAACTTCTGCAATTTTTTGTATTGTTTCAACATTTGGTCTTTGTATTTCTCCCTTTTCAAGCAAATAAATAGACTGTTTTGATTTATCTACTTTTTTTGCAAGAGTTTCTTGAGATATACCTCTTTTACGTCTTATTCTTGCTATATTTTCACTTATTTTTGCTACCTCTTCACTAACTTTACTCATTATTCCACCTCCAAACACGCAAAAAAATACATATATAAGTGTTTAGAATGTTACTCCTAAGCATTTATATATGTATTTTTTAGAGTTCTATGTTATGTAACCGAGCTTTGATTTTGTGCAATGTTTTATCTAACTATATTTAGCAAAGTTTTGTACTTTGCCTCTTCTCTATCTCACATAAATAAATGATTAAAAAGTTTTTTCTAAACTTTATATATGTATATTATCACATACAATATTATTTGTCAACGATTTTTTATTATAAAGCTTTTTCTTTTTGATTTTCTTTCTTACAAGCTAATAATTCATGGTAAGTATCTGTAATTAACGCTTTTTCTGAATTTTCGGCTTTTGATTTTGAAAGTTTACGATTTTTGTATTTTTCATTTGTGTCGTAACCATAGACTATTAGCGAATCCAACAATAAGTCTATTTGACATTCAAATAAAGTTATATGTACCTTGTTAAAATCTTGTATAACACTCTTCCCCTTTCTTTTATTTTTTACTTAATTTTCTATTTGATATTTTATTTAATGGATTCTTGTTTACTGCATCTTTTGCCATTTCTGGTAGTATATGAGTATATATTTGTGTTGAAGCTAAACTATTATGCCCTAAAAATTCCTTAACTATTAGAATATCTTTGCATGATTTATATAAATATGTTGCTGATGTGTGCCTCAATGTGTGTGTTGTATATTTCTTATCTTTCAATCCAGCTAAATCATAAGCTTTTTCGCATACTTCTTCTATTCCCCTTACCTTAAACCTTTGCTTTTTAGCATTTATAAAGAGTGGTTCTTCTTTATCTGTTCTAGTCTTTAGATATTTATTAATTGCATTTATACTCTTTTGCGTCAATAGTACTACTCTCTCTTTATTTCCCTTTCCTACAATTCTAACTCTCTTGGCATTGAAGTCTACATCTGAAATATCTATGTTTATTAGTTCACTAGCCCTAAGACCAGCATTTAAGAATAATGTTATTATTGCATTATTTCGTATGTAAAATCTAGAATTGTTTTTATTGAATATACTTTGTAACCTTTGCGCATCTTTTAATTTTACGTATTTGGGTAGACGTTCCATACTGTTTATTGATGGTATTTCAGACGTTGGGTTCTTTTTATTTTGTAGCGTACCTGGATATTTTAAAAATAGCCATTTATAAAAGCACTTTATAGCCCCTAATATCTTACTTCTACTCTTAGGGCAATTATTTCTGTATTGATGTAGATAAATTAAATATTGTAGTATGGTACTCTCCTTTACTGTTCCCAGTATAAATACGGTTAAATCCTTTGGCTTTACGTTTAACTCTTGGTATTCAATGATAAATTTAAAAAAGTTTTGTAAATCTCGTGAATAATCGTGTATAGTTTTTGGAGAATAGTTCCTTACTGCCATTAGATAATATAAGAAATTATTAAGTATTGGAATGCTAGTTTCCATATTTTGCCTCCTTTCAAATTAACATAATAACATATATTGGTAAAAAATGCAAATTTTTATTATTTATTCGACAAAATACGACACACTTTTCTGTAAAAAAAGTATATACTAAAAAAAGATTAGTAGTTGCAATACTAATCTTCTAAATTACTTTTAAGTTGGTTTAGATCTATATCTAATATCTGGGCGATTGCTACCAGTTCAAAGTCTTTGACGAGCACTTTGTTCTTTTCTATTCGTAGTAATTCGTCTGGATTGATATAGATTCCGTAAGTATCTAATATTTCAGATAACCTCTTCTTAGTCATGCCCTTATTTTCTCGGGATTTCTTTAGTAAGGTTCCAGAAATATTCTTCTTGTTATTAAATCTTTTTAGCATATTTAACCCTTTCATAAAATTATATAAATAAGTTTGTACAAATATATTGATATTTTATTACAAATTATGCTATATTATACGTAACACAACGACGGATTAACAAAATTTTTAGAAAACAAAGGAGGAATATAAAAGAATAAAAATGAAATGGTATAATTTTTGGAAAGATGTACATTTGACGATATTATTAGGTAATGAATTTTATTTTTTTATACAATATTTAAAAGTATGTGATTTTGAACTTTTCGCACACGAATTACTCATATTTATATATATATGTTATGTAGAAAAAGCAATGGAAAAAAGAAGTAAAGATTGTTTTATTCATATTGTAATTATTTTGATTTTTGAAACAGTTGCAGTAGCCGATTTAATAGTTTATAGTGGAAAACTTTCAACCTCAAACCTTGTGTTAAGTTTTGTTTTTAATTTTATCATGCTATTATTTATATGGTTTTTTCCAAACTATATTTATTTCAGAAAGAGAAAAAATATTTTTATAAATTAACAAAGGAGGAAAATATATGAAAAATCAAAATACTTTTTTTACAAAAATCATGATTGCCCTTTATGGACTTGTAGCTATTGCTTTTGCTATATTATCTTTTATGGTTGAAGCATATACATTATATTACTATTTTACAAATGACGGTTTTTGGGCTGGAATAATAAGTTTATGTACTCCAGTAATAAGCTCTACAATACTATTCTTTCAATTACTTGCTATAGAAGGTATAACAGGTACTTTTTCATTACTAGTATTAGGCTTATTAATTACTATTACTCTGTTAACAATACCGAGAATACTTGTTAAAGAAGATTAAAAATAGAAACATTTCAGATAGATAATAGGTCTATAAAAATAGATATGAGGAAGCTATAATGCTCCCTCAATTTTCTTTTTTATGTATTTATCT